GATTTATAGCAATCTCAATATCAGAAATCCCAACCCCAAGGCAGAAGAAATCGGTCGTCAACAGCTCGGCGAGCTGATGCGGGCTATCGGGCTATCGTCTGTGTCTGATACTGATCAATTAATCGGTGGTAATTGCCAGATCAAAGTCAGCATTAAACCTGCTGACGGACAGTATGACGTAAGTAACGAAGTCAAAGGCTGGAAGGCCATCGGCGGAAGCAGTGCGCCTGTTCCAGCGGCTGCCGATAAGCCGGCAGAAGCAGTAAGCAAGGCGCCTTGGGCTAGGTAAAAAAAAATAGAGCCGGCCCTTCGGGGCTGGTTTTTTCAGGGAGACAGGCATGGTTAAAATAAATAATTTTAATGGCAGGAATTTTACCGGCAGGGATTTTACTGAGGCTGTGAAATGACAGCGGTTCCAGATTCAGAAAACAGCATCGCCAACTTGATAGACGCGGCGCATGAGGCGAGAAAAGAAGGCCCACGCCCACATTTGGGCGGCTCATTAATCGGCCATCCGTGCGACAGATGGTTATGGCTCTCATTCAGGCTGGCGGTGATTGAAGAATTCCCCGGCCGCATTCTGCGCTTGTTCAGGCGAGGGCGAAATGAAGAAGCCCAGATTGTCAGTGACCTGCGTGCTATCGGGATGCATATCACAGACACCGGCGCAAATCAGGCGCGGGTGAATTTCGGCAAGCATTTCAGCGGCAGTATTGACGGGATAGGCACGTATGTTCCTGGCGGAGGCACAAAGAAGCACATCTTAGAGTTCAAAACTCACTCAGACAAATCTTTCAAGGCCCTCACGAAAGACGGCGTACAGAAATCCAAGCCACAACACTGGGCGCAAGTGCAGGTGTATATGCTGGGGAAAGACATCGACCGCGCGCTATATGTCGCCATCAACAAAAATGACGATCATATCTATACCGAGCGAGTCAAACTCGATAAAAAAGAGGCTCAGAAATATGTTGACCGCGCTCACAGAATCACGATGGCTGAGCGTATGCCCGAGCCGCTGAGTCATGATCCCAGTTGGTACCAATGCAAATGGTGTCCTGGCCACCCTTTATGTTTCACTGAGCGATTAACGAAACAGATCAACTGCCGCACATGTGCCCACGCCACGCCATGCGAGGACTCAACATGGCATTGTGCCCGGCATGATGCCGGTGGCATACCTTTTGATTATCAGCTAACCGGCTGCGAGTCACATGTCCTGCATCCTGATCTGGTGCCGTGGAAAATGCTGGACAGTGTGAGCCGGTGGGAAGCGGTATACGAAATTGATGGCGTGCCGATCCGCAACGGTGAGGGTGATGCAAATGTTTTTGCGAGCGCTGAGCTTGTCTCTAATCTCAACGCGTGCCTGAGCGTTGTGCGTGGAGAGGCCCCTGAGATCGAAGGTCTGCGCACAGTGCTCGGCGCAAGGGTGATGGGGTGAAATTAAGGGATTATCAGAAGAGGACAATTTACCAGCTATATGAGTGGTTCCGCGCAAACCCGAAAGGACATCCGTGCATTGTGCTGCCTACCGGCTCAGGAAAAAGCCACATCGTGGCCGAGCTGTGCAAAGGCGCGCTGCAATCATGGCCGGAAACGCGAATATTGATGCTGACGCATGTCAAGGAGCTCATAGAGCAGGACGCTGAAAAGATGCGCCAGCACTGGCCGGGTGCGCCGCTCGGCATATACAGCGCAGGCATGGGCAGGCGCGACCTTAGCGAACCGATTACTTTCGCCGGCATTCAGTCCGTTCGGGATAAGTCGGCGGCCATCGGACATGTTGATATCGTGATTATTGATGAGGCGCACACAGTGAGCCATCGCGCCGAAGGTGGCTATCGTAGCTTGATAGCCGATCTTGAGCTGATCAATCCTGGCCTTCGGGTCATCGGCTTGACCGCCACACCATTCCGCCTAGGCCACGGTTACATCACAGATGAGCCGGCCCTTTTCGATGCGCTCATTGAGCCGGTGAGTATCGAGGAGCTGGTATACAAGGGCTTTCTGTGCACGCTCAGGAGCAAGGTGGCAACTGAGCGACTGGATGCCAGCGGCCTGCGCAAGCGCGGCGGTGAGTACATCGGGGCCGAAATGCAGAAAGCATATGATACGGCTGACCATAATGCCCGCGTGGTGGATGAGGTGATTCTGCATGCAGGCGACCGGAAAAGCTGGCTCTTTTTTTGCGCCGGTGTGCAGCACGCGGAAAATATCTGCGCTGAACTGATTAATCGCGGAATCGCCGCCGCATGCGTGACCGGAAAAACGCCAAAAAAAGAGCGGGATCAAATCTTGACTGCGTTTAAAAACGGAGAAATTCAGGCACTGACGAACGCGAATGTCTTAACAACTGGCTTCGATGCGCCAGAAATTGATCTGATTGCTATGCTCCGCTCTACTATGTCACCCGGTCTATATATGCAGATGGCCGGGCGCGGCCTGCGTATCGCAGACGGAAAAACTGACTGTTTGGTGTTGGATTTCGCCGGTGTCGTGCAACAGCATGGCCCAATAACGGCCGTCAATCAGCCGAAGAAAAAGGGGGAAAAGGCGGGAGATGCGCCCGTAAAAGTATGCGACCACTGTCATGAGCTGGTGCACATATCTGTCATGGTCTGCCCGGCATGTGGTGCGCCGTTTCCTGAACCTGAAAAAAAGACGATGAGCCTGCATCATGATGACATCATGGGGCTTGATGCGCAGGAGATGACTGTCAGGGACTGGCAGTGGCGAGAACACACAAGCAGAGCCAGTGGCTTGCAGATGCTTAAGGCCACATATTACGGGGAGTTAAGCACGAAGCCGGTGACTGAATATCTGCCGATCCTGCACGATGGCTATGCCGGCCAGAAAGCCAGGCGCACACTGGTAGAGATAGCAGATAGTGCAGGGGAGACTCTGCCGGACGGGGGAGCGCTTGTAGAGCTGTGTGATCTGCTTAATAGTGCGCGTCATCCAGCGGTGATCGAGTATCGAATGGATGGAAAATTCCACAGAATATTAAACAGGAGCTGGGAATATGCCGCGACTGAACAGGCAGTCTGTGACAGAACATGAGCACCAGCGGGAATTTGTCCGGTGGTGGCGGCAATCAGGCCGCCCGACCATCTTCGCCATCCCAAACGGCGGGCATCGTAGTAAAGCACAGGCCTGTAGGCTCAAGGCAGAAGGTGTTCTGGCCGGAGTACTTGATCTGTTCTGCCCGGCTGAGCGAATGTGGATTGAGTTTAAAACGCCCACAGGCCGCTTGTCTCCGGTGCAAAAGGCGTTCGCGGAAGATGTGGAATCCTGTGGCTATAGAGTGATCGTAGCATATGGTTTTGATGATGCTATAGCTCAAGCTAATGGTGAGATCAAACGACACTGGAAACAAAAGCCTTGACATATAGCACAATGCGCGCTACTATAGGCACATAGGCACATAGAAAAGGTGACACCGACCAACGGGGTGCAGTGGGGGGGGAATTACAAGTGAACGAATCTCAGGAAGAAAAGCAGAAAGAACTACTTAGCGAAGGCAGTGGCTGTGATTGCTATGTGTTCGCAAGAGATGTGCCCGGAGCTGATGCCAAGGCACTGCAATACAGGGTGCTTGAAATCGGAGATGGCGAGGACATTTTAAGATTCGCAAAAAATATCCACGGTGCTGATATTCTAGCACTACAGGCGCGAGTGTTAGGGATCGGAGAGGCTTGGGGCTGCTACCGTTTCGCAAAAGATGTGCCCAGCGCTGACGTCCAGGCGCTGCAGGAGCGAGTGCTGGAAGTCGGAAATGGAGAGGACTGCTACATTTTCGCAAAAGATGTGCCAGGCGCGGACGTCCAGGCGCTACAGGAGCGAGTGCTGGAAGTCGGAGATGCTTGGGACTGCTATATGTTCGCAAAAGATGTGGCCGGCGCGGATGTCCAAGCGCTGCAAGCTCGGGTTTTGGGAATCGGAAATGGAGAGGACTGCTATGTGTTCGCAAAAATCGTGCCCGGAGCTGATGCCAAGGCACTGCAAGCGCGGGTTTTAGAAATCGGTGCTAGCTGGGACTGCTACATGTTCGCAAAAGACGTGCCCAGCGCTGATGTCCAAGCGCTACAGGAGCGAGTGTTGGAAACCGGAAATGGAGAGGACTGCTATGTGTTCGCAATCAATATACCAGGAGCTGATGTGCAGGCCTTGCAAGCGCGGGTGCTGGAAGTCGGAGATGCTTGGGACTGTTGTATGTTCGCAAAAGATGTGCCAGGCGCGGATGCCGATGAGTTACTCGCCAGATCTGAATCGTTAAGACAAAACCATTAACACCGGCCAACGGGGCGAAAGGGGAATTACAATGAACGAATTACAAAAAGAAGAACAGGAAGAACTACTTAGAAAAGGCACTGGTTGTGACTGCTACCTTTTTGCAAGAGATGTGCCCGGATCAGATATGAAGGCACTACAGGCGCGAGTGTTAGAAATCGGATTTGCTTGGTGCTGCTACCGTTTCGCAAAAGATGTGCCCGGAGCTGATATCCAGGCGCTGCAAGCGCGGGTGTTAGAAGCCGGCACTAGCTGGGACTGCTATGTGTTCGCAAAAGATGTGCCAGAAGCTGATATCCAGGCGCTGCAAGCGCGGGTGTTAGAAATCGGAGAGGCTTGGGGCTGCTACCGTTTTGCAAAAGATGTGCCCAGCGCTGACGTCCAGGCGCTACAGGAGCGAGTGCTGGAAGTCGGAGATGGTTGGATGTGCTATGTGTTCGCAAAAGATGTGCCAGGCGCGGACGTCCAGGCGCTACAGGAGCGAGTGCTGGAGGCCGG